TCACCGCCCTCATAGGTCCACGCGCCACGCTTCGCTGACATGCTGCCGCGGCCCCCGAATCCACGTCACGGTCCCCGGGAACCACGCCCGGAACAGCGTATCCCATTCCTGATAGGGGCGCCGGTTAACGTGCAGCTCCTCCCCGATCGCGTTTCGCGACGTCTTGTTGTTCGCCGTCAGGAGGATGGCCCGCCGCGCGACGCGCGCCATCTCCCGGCACGCGAGCTCGTCGTCCCCGGGGAGTAGGTGTTCGATGACGTCGAAGAGGGTCACCACGTCATAAGACTGGTCGGGGAACGGGAGCGCGTGAGCCTCCCCCCGCACGACCCGCCGACCGTCGATCAGGGCGGGGACCATCTCCACGCCCTGCACGGGCGCGAAGCCCAGTCGCTCGGCGTGCGCCAGGATCTCGCCACGGCCGCACCCCACATCGAGCAGGCTGCCGCGCGGCAACGCCTGGAGATCCCGAAGCGTGTCGTCCATCCGCGTCTGGCCCATGCGATACTTGGGATTCGCGTAGGCGCGCACATACTTCGCGTGCTCTAGGGCTCGGGCGTCATCGCGCACAGCGCCTCCTCGAGCGGCAGGATCGGCCAACAGTCGAGCGCCGAGCCCGGGGTGCAGTTGAGGATCGTGATGTGCGGAGGCAGCATCCGCGCCGCCTGGTTGAAGGCGGACCGGAAGTGCTCGTACTTCGCCCCGTTCTTGAGGCCGGGCGGATGGTCGCCGAAGAAGTGGCGCGGCACCGTCGTGCGCATGTCGAACCCGACGAGCAGCACGGTGGTCGCCCCGAAGAGGAGCGCGAGGTTGATCCCCTGGAAGCCGCTGTTCATCCCGTAGTGCAGCCGATCGGGAGCGACCGAGAAGCCCTCGCCGTCGTAGCCCGCGACCAGGCGCAGGCCCCAGCGCGCGGCGCAGTCGAGCTTGTCGTCGGTGCCCTGCCGGTGCGTGCTCCACTTCTCGCCGGTGAAGTCCGGGCAGCCGTGGTGGACGTCCCACCACTCGTCGTCGCAGGCGTAGAGGACGTCGGCGAACGGGAGGCGCCGGTAGGCGTCGTTCACCGCAATGACGGGGCGGCCGCGGCACTGCGCGGCGACAGACTCCGTCAACGACGGGCCCGTTGCCGCCACGATGCACGCGTCCCACCCGCGCGGGATGATGCGTTGCAGCGCAACCATGAGCGCCCTGCCGGTGGAGCGGGGCCGGCCTGCGCCCCGCTCCATCAGCGAGTGGGCTACTCCGTCCGCAGGAACTTTGCGGCGTGGTTGTCCAGCACGTGACCACCAACGCGCCGGCGCACGTAGAACCGCACGAAGCCGACGTTGGTCACGTTGTCCCGCGTGATGCGCAGCCCGACCCGGTCGGCCAGCAGGTACGCGCGCATCCAGTCGCCCAGGGCGACCGGGAAGGCACCTGCCCCGATCGCCGCCATGTTCTCCCAGATCGCCACCGGGCGACCGAGGAAGACATCCGGCGTCCCCGCCTGCAGACTCGGCTGCCAGAGGTACTGGCCGTCCGAGTCCTTCAGCTTCCGGATCGCGGCGCCCGTGAGCGAGTTCCACACCCACGTCGAGCGCGCCCGGTAGGGCGCGGCAAGGGTCGCGGCGAGATCGATCAGCGAATCGGCCACGATGCCGGAGCCGCCCGGCGTGAGGTCAGAGTTCACATACTGAAACGCGTTCGCCGAGCGTTCCGGCGACGCGAAGTCCGCCGTCGCCACCGGCGCCGTGTTGGTCAACCCGGTCGGCTTGGAGGTGCCGTCGCCACTGATGACGGCGATACCCTCTTCCTGCGCGAATTCCTGCGCGACCTCCTCGGCCAGCCACTGATCGACATTGAAGAAGATGTCGTCGAGCGACCACTCCGACGCCTGCGGGTAGGCGTAGAGCTCGCCGTGCGTCGGGGTCCGCTCGCGGAGCTGCGGCGTGGCCGTCGCCGTGCGTGTGCCGGTTTCCCCGACCCACCCCGACGTGGTGCCGCGCTTGCTCACCAGCTCCTTGTAGTCCGAGGTGCCGACCTGCCGCACCTTCACGAGCGAACGCACGGGCGAGAACAGCTTCTCGAGGCGCCCGATCTCGCGGCTGATCTCCTCGGGCACGCCGAACCCACCCGGCGCCCCCGTTCCGATGGTGACGTCGCCGCGGATCGCCATCTCGTGCGCCAAGGTCTGCAGCTTCTGCTCGTCCACGGGCGAGCTGCCCCGATTGCGGAGCCACCTCACGAAGGCGCCATGGTACTCCGTCGCGCGCTTCTGCTCCGGCGTCTTGCCCGGCTGGCTGGCGCGGGTCTCGAGCTCTTCGATGCGCTCGCGGTGCGCCAGCTGCTCCACCTCGATCGACTTCTTGAGCGCGGTGAACTGCGAGACATCCTTCTCGATCTTCCCGAGCTTCTCGTTCAGCTCGTTGGCGCGGCCGTCGTCGCCGTTCTTCAGGGCTTCCAGGCGCTCGGCGTTCGTCTCCTTGAACGCCTCGAACGCCTTGCCGATCTCGTTGATCGTCTTCGTGAGGGCGACCATGCTCGTGTCGCCGACAGCCCCGACCTCGTTGAGGAGGGGGCGCACCGCCCACAGGACCGTCGGCACGACCGCTACCGCGATGGCGATGAGCAGCAGATATGCCCCGACCCAGAAGTGCGGCGCCGCGGACCGCTGGTGATGACCCCAGCGTTCGCGCTCGGTGCGATGATAGAGCGGCCTCATGGTGCGAACCTTTCTGTGTGAATGGCGCCAACCGTGAGGTTGGCCAGGATGGCCTGGGCGGCCGCTAGCGCCGCGTCAGGACCTAGGTCCGCACGCACCTCGTCACGAGGCGGTGTGCTCGGTGCGCCAGCGTCGCGCTGGCGCCACTTCTTGAGACCAGAGAGCGCCGTCACGGCGTCCTTGCGCGAAAGCCCTTCGTCACGAAGGGCGGTCTCCAAGTCGCGCCACTCCTCCACTGTCAGGAACCGATCACCGTCCCGAGACTCTTGCTGTAGCAGGGCCTCAGGGACATGCTGGTAAATGCTCAGGTCAAATGCGACTGCCCGCGCCTCAGCCGGGGCGGTATCCTCCACCACATCCACGAAGCCCACTTCCTTGGCCTTCTCGGCGTTGAACCACGTCTCCGCATCCATCCACGTTTCGACGGTCTCGCGATCCAAACCCGTGCGCGCTCGGTACGCCGCCGCAATACTCACGTCGCCCACGTTATCCAGCGTGTCCGCCCGCTGGCGGTGTCTCGCTGCGTCACCGATCGTCACCGCCCACGGGTTGTGGATCATGAAGAAGGCATTGCGTGCCATGTGTACCTTGTCGCCGGCCAACGCGATGACGCTCGCGATGGATCCCGCCACCCCGTCGATGTACGTCACGATCGTCGCGGGGTGTTCACGTAGGCGGTTGTAAATCGCCACGCCCTCAAATACGTCCCCACCCGGGGAGTTGAGACGTAGGTGAATTGTGGGTGCCTCGATCTCCGCCAAGCGTTCGGCGACATCGGCAGCGGTGATTCCGAAAGGGCCGATCTCGTCGTAGAAGATCAGCTCGACCACATCCTGTCCCCGCGCCCGCATCACAAGCGCGGCCGACCGCTGGCGAAACAAGTCGCGAATCATCGAGTCCCACCTATCGTTGGCAGATGCCGCAGTCCCCGGGTCGCTGTATCACCGTTCCCGTTGCCGTTGTCGTTGGGCTCGGGCTCCGGCTCAGGCGGCTCGGGTTCCGATCCCTGGCCAGACGGGCCCTTGTCCCAGTAGAGCTCTCCGCCCTCGTCGTCCCGCGGGTTGAGACCTTCATGCTCGCGCCACTCGTTCGCGTTGATGACGCCGGCGTCGCGCTGGATCCGGAGGCCCTCTTGCCGCGTCTTGAAGTCCCCGCGCAGCATCGCGTCCATGTTGAACCGGATGATGACCCCCGACGAGCGGTCCTCGGGGGTCAGGAGGTCGCGCTCCATCGCCGCCTCGAACATCCGCACGTAGCGCAGCAGGACCCGCTGCACGAACTCCAGGCTTTGGTGCTCGATGTTGGAGAACGTGGCGCGTTCCAGGTCCCCGACGAGATGCGGCGGCACGCCGAAGGCGCCCGCGATGATCGTCCGCTGCAGCTTCCGTGTTTCGAGGAACTGCGCGTGGTCGTTGTTGATCTCGACGGGGAGTGGTGCCTCCATCCCCGCCGGCATGAGCAGGCCGCGCATCGTCTTGCGGCCACCGTAGGCATTCTCGAACTCGTTGATGAACTGATCGCGCGCCTCCTTGCTCTTATGCCCCTGCGACCCCACCGCGTACTTGAAGACCAGGAACGGCGTGGCCCCGTTGCCGAAGAACGACGCCCCGAAGCGTTCCGCCGCGATCTCGAGGGCGATCGCTTCCCGCACGTCCATGACGGGCGAGTTGCCCAGATAGCCGTTCCGGGCCGGGCCGCGGACATGGTGCATCTGGGCCGCCGTGCGCTCCGGGTCCGTGCCGATGCGGTAGCCGAGACTGCGGTCGTCGTGCTGCTCCACGACGACGTCGCTCGGCGGGACCCCGATCAGCCGGCGGATCGGCCCCGTCAACCCGCGCGCCTTCGGCGCATAATGGTTCCCGTAGCGGATCAACCAGCTCGCGGCGTCGAGCCAGTACGTCACCCGGTCTTGGGTGTCGTTCGGGGCCGACAGCAGGCGCGCTACCGGGTGACCCGGCAGTGGCTCCTTCGTGGTTCGGCCCTTGCTCGTCGTCTTCTGGAGCACGTGGACGGGAAGCGTCGCAATCGTCCCCGCCACGGCCTGCACGATGGCCTGCACCGTGGGCGATTCCATCGCCGAATCGGGCGTGACGGGAATCCCACTGACGGTCGCCATCAGCGCATCGAGGCGCTGGATGAGCTGGTCCAGCGTCAGCGTCTTCGCCTGGGGACGGGTGATCTCGAAGCCGAACAGCCTCATAGCACCACCAGCGGCTCGTCCACGAACCCGAGCGAGGGGGCCCCCTCGCTCGCGACCGACAGCGCCATCGCGAGCGCGACCATGCCGTCGATCCGGCCGCGGCTCCGGAGCTTGTCGAGCTTCCGCCCGCCCGCCTCGTCGCCCTTCACCACCGCGTTCGCGGCGCACATCGTCAGCACCGGATGGTTGCCATGCCGGAGCGTGCTGTTCAGCAGCGCCGTCTCGAGCGTGCGCACCGCCGGCGTCATGTCCTTGAAGCCCTGCCCAAAGGCGGCGAACAGGTCCGTCGGCCGGGGGGCTGCCGGATCACCGATCCGCTCCTCAGGCAGCCCGGCCTTGACGAGCCAGGGTTTGAAGTGCCGCAGGTTCCAGCGGTCGAACCCCACCTTGCGCACGTCCATCGACTCGAGCATGCGCACCAGCTCCTGGGCGACGTACTCATAGGCGATCGACTTGCCGGGCGTCGTCAGGAGATGCCCCTGCTCGTGCCAGACGTCGTAGGGCACGCGGTCCTGCCGCGCGCGCTCGCGGAGTCCCAGCTCGGGCAGCCAGAAGAGCGGCCGGACGTGCCACACGCCGTCGCGTTCCATCACCCAGACACAAGCCGTGAGGTCCGTGGTGGACGAGAGATCGAGCGCCCCGTACACCGGACCCTCACTCCAGTCCCCGGTTGGGGCGCTCCCGTTGGCCTTCCAGACGGACACCGAGATCAGCGGGCTCACCCGCTCGACCCGCTGGTTCAGAATCAGGTTGCGATACTCGGCCTCGCGCGATGGCATGCGCCGCGCCGCCTCCGCCATCGCCAGGACCTCGTCCTGGTTCTGGAACTCGTCGAATGCGGGATTCGCCTGCCGGATCGTCGCGACGTCGAACGGATCCGCCTCGGGGTCCGCGGCATAGAGGAAGCACTTCACGGCGGGATCCGCGCCGGACCGGGCATCGTCGATGAGAATCGACAGCAAATCCGCGTCCGTCGGGGCCTGCGTGGAGATCACGATCGAGAGCGGGTTAGCCTGTGCGGCCGTCGCCGTCTCCAACGCCTCGTAGAGCTCGGAGCGCGGCCCGTGCACCTGGCCGAGCTCGTCGTGTACGGTGAACGCCGGCGAGAGGCCGTAGGCGGTCGACGTCTCCGCCGACAGCGCCCGGTAGCGCGTGCCGAGGCCGGGACAGTAGAGCTCCTTGGCGGTGTCCCGCACGGTGACGTGCGCCGAAAGCTCGGGGGACAGTCGGATGATCTTCGCCGCGAGGGCGAACACGATCGCCGCCTGGTCACGGGACTGGGCGGCGCTGTAGAGCTGCGAGTTCTCCCGCGCTTCGGGGCCTGCGGTATGTAGCACCAGAAGGAGGGCGGCGAGTGTCGTCTTCGCGTTCTTCCGGGCGAAGGAGACGATCGCGCGCCGCGTCGGCGTGTCGTAGATCCCCCGCACGATCGCGCGCTGGAACTCACATAGCTTCACCGGCTGCCCCACATACGCACCCTCCGGGATGCAGCAGTGCTTCTCGATCCAGCGGATGTTGCGCGCACCCCGCGTCTCAGTCTTCCCACGGCGCGGGGAGCGTCGGGCCTTTGGACTTTTTCTTGTCATAGGTCGCGTGTTGACTCAGCCGCATCTTCGTCGCCAGCGACGCCAGGGACCCGGTCTCGCCCCGGATCAGCTTCGAGATGCGCTCGTACTCGTCCAGGTTGAACTTCCGTGCCCGCTCGAGCCGATCCCGCAGCTTCCCGAGCCAGCGCGCCGAGACCGCGTGCCGGCAGTACTGGGCGAGCAACGGATACGTCTCGCGCGGGAACCAATCCGCCGGGCATCGGGCCACGATGCCGCGCCACTCGTCTGCTTGCTCAGACGTCAAGTCCCCCGGTGGGGCTGGACGTCGGGAATCGGCCGTCTTCCGTGTCGTCGAGACGAGCTCGAGCGCCGCCGCCGACGTGCGTCCCCGCCTACCCAAGCCGCACCTCCGGCACCACGATCAGCGACGGTTTGCCGTTGCCCCCCGCCGCTTCCCGGTTCGTCGCTTCGCGCTCGACGCACCGACGGGCCTCGCCGAGCAGCCAGTGCATGACGCGCATGTCCGCGATCGGGCCGGCGATCTGCACCTTGCCGCTGTCGAGATCTCCCTGGATCAACAGCTTCACAAGTCTCATGGCGCGATTCGATTTCCTTTTCCGATTTCAGCATCGGGGCCGTTTATAAAAGCGAAGCCAACGGGCGGTCTCCGGCACTGTGCTCGCAGAGATTGCAGCCCCCCCCTACTCGGTCGGCCATCCATCCACACCCACCCTCGGCATGGCACCGTGCTTGACCTTGTGGCACTCAATGCAAATGCCCTGCAGGTTCTCACGGTCGTCCGTCCCACTGTCCTCGAGCGGCACGATGTGGTCGACTTCCTCGCTCGCGGTCACGCGGCCCTTCGCGCGGCACGGCCGGCACAGCGGCTCCTCGGCGAGCACCAGCGCCCGCATCGCCATCCACCGTCGCCCGCGATTCGGCCTGCTCACGATGGATAGCACAGCCCGGAAACGAGAAAGCCCCCAAGCAGTTGCCTGGGGGCCCTCGCCGAGCAGGTCTCGACCGTGGCCGTCTCGCCAGCAATCTATCGCCGGCGCGTGGCTTTTACAACATCACAGCCCGCCGACCGAACGCCGGCATGGTCGTCTCTACCTGCTGCTCGAACTCGGTCATGCGTTGCCCCCGGGGCAATACGTTGACCTGCAATCTAGCCCTGGTGGGCGCTAGACAATCTCGGCGGCGCTCACCCCTAGGAAGTCCCCCAGCCGCACGACGACGATCTCCTTGCACTCGGGGCAGCGGTAATCCTGCACCGGCAGGTTCGCGACGAGCGGCGAGATCGTCCCACCGAGGGCCTGGCGGAGGAGCACGGCGGCCGCCTCGAACACGCGGATCGGCAGCGCACCGCCCGTGTCCGTGCTCCGGGCTCGGCAGCGACACCGGGCCCGCAGGGGGAACTTCGCCGGGGCGGACGCGGCGGCGGTCACAGGAGCCTCTCTTGAACCGTCCGGCCGTGCCGGTCAATAACGCAGTCCGACTCCCCCTCGAGCCCGAGGACCTTCACGCCGCCCAGGTGCGCGATCGCGGCCTCGATCACGAACGCCTCGTGCGCGGCCGCGATCCACCAGCCCTCGCGCTCCTCGTCCCACCAGCGATCGCCCCGGGGCAGGGTCTTCAGGGTCTCGACCAGGTCCTCGCTGTACGGACTGGTCAGCAGGACGCCGAGCTGCCCGGGGTTCAGGCCGGCGCCGGCGGGGACGCCGCGCTCGAGCGTGGTCTCGTGGTCGCTCACGCCTGGCCTCGCATCGAATAGGGCGGGAAGATCGGGATCCCACAGGCCTGGGGATCCTTCAGATCGGCGGGGTAGTGGAAGCGCGCCGTACCAGCCGGGAGTCCGACAAGCCGCGGCGTTAGGTCGCGATCGCGCTGCCAGTCGACATGACTGAGAACGCCAGCGTGTCGATCCATCGCCCAGGGCGGCGCGCCCTGGCACTTTGGGCAACCGCCAGCGACGAACGGCACCGGCACGATCCGCCGGCCGCTCGCGGTCTTCCACCAGGTCGACGGCTCACCAGAGCGCGGGCCCTCCTGGATGATGATGTCGTACTCCACCTCGCGCGGCCCCTCGCAGCCTTCCTCGAGGTAGAACTCGATCTCGAACCCGCAGCGATCGCACCGATAGATCATCGTGGACCAGAAGGTGCGCGGCGCGAACGTCTGGCCGATCGGCTTCATGCTGGCGGTCACCACCACCCCCGTAGCATGCCGCCCACGACCACGAGGCCGACGACCGCGCCGAGCAGGAACCCGACGACGAACCCGTCCCACCGTCCGTGCCGCGCGCCCATCCGGTACATCTCGTCCAGGCCGCTCACGCTACGACCCTATCACGAGCCATTTGGGAACTCCTTGAGCCACAGGTCGTCGGGGATGCGGCCTTGCATGCCGGAGCGCTGGCCAGAGTCCTGCTTGACGAACACCGGCACGCCAGCGGCCTGGCATTGCTCGACGATCAGCTCGAGCCAGCCCAGGTCCATCGGCCGGTGGTGGCGCCCGCTCTCGCCGCCGACGATCACCCAGTCGAGATACTTGGTGTCGTAGGATTCCGCGTCCTCCATGGTGCCCCGCGTGTCCCGCCCGCGCAGGTAATCGACGTACTCCCCGCTGCCCTTCACGAGTTCGATCGGGCCCAGCAGCGGCTCGGCGCTGATGAACCGCACGGCGGCGGGCGTCTGGAGGAGCAGGGGGATCCGCTCGTCTGCCGCCGCTTGGTCCTCGCAGCTCACCCCGAGCCAGACGTTCGGCAGCGGCCAGCCCCGCACGTGTATGCCTGTCCCGCTCGGCTTGAGCCGGTTGAGCGACGACTGGACGTGCATCTGGCGTTTCGCCCCGTTCGATGTGCTCGTCATGTAGGCGAGCGCCCGCTCAGGGCGCTTCGTGAGTACCTGGAACGTGTGATCCCGCGCCGCGCTCATCACGGCGAAGCAGTCGTCGATGAAGTCGTCCGGCACCAGCGGGTGGAACATGTCGCTCATGCTGTTCACGAACACCATGCGCGGCGCGCGCCACGAATACGGCTTCCGCAGCCGCTCGGGGTGGAGCTGCACGTTCTCGGCCGCGTTCGGCGCGGTCCACGGCTTCTTGCTCCACCCCATCCGCAAGCTGAGCGTCTCGGCGTAGCAGTGCCGGCAGCCCTCGGAGACATGCGAGCAGCCCGTGACGGGATTCCACGTGGCGTCCGTCCACTCGATGCCGGTGGTCGCGCCCATTAGATCGCCCCCCGTGGGCGTTCCCGTGGGACTTTCGGCGGCTGCTCGGGGGTCCCGGGGTCATCCAGTTGCGGTTCCCGTGAGGGGCCGCTACCCTGACTGACATGTGTGGCGTCGTCGCCACCTGAGCAGTAACGCCACGATCTGGCCGGCCCGTGGGAGCGATCGTGGGAGGTCATGCCGACGCCACCCGCAATCCCACCTTCGGGGGATCGCCGAGCCAGGCCCGCATCCGCTCCCCATCCTCGACGAGCAGGCGGGTGAGGTCGCGGGGCTTCCGGTAGATCGTCGCCAGCTCCTGCCCGCCCCGCGCGTGACCCGCGTACAGCCGAATCCGCCAGTCGGGGATCCCGGCATCCTCCCACCACCGCTGCGCCGTCTTCCGCAGGTCGTGGACGTTCAGCGCGCCCTCGCTCCGATCGACGAGCTGGTGGTAGAACGTGGAGTAGGCCACCGTGGGCCGCGCCGGTCGATAGACCATTGGTACGACGCGCGGGAGCGGGACGCCGCGGCGGCCCTTCACGCCCTGGATCTGCACGCGATCGCTCAGCGCGTCCCACGTGCCCCAGTATTCGCCGCGACGCATCGCCGTCAGGCAGAGCGCCCACAGGCTATCCGCGTGGAGCCAGCCCTGCGCGAGCACGCGGACCTGGTCGGGCTCTTGGGGATTGCCGGCGCGGCGCGTCACGTCGAGCGCCGTGGGGAGCGCCCGGTAGAGCTTGTGCTCGGGCTTCAGGACATCGCGGACGAATGCCCGCGCCGCGTCGAGCATGTTGTTGAACGTCGCCCGCTTGCCGGACTGGATCGCCGCCACCCGCGCCGCGGTCAGGATCTCCGGGAGGGCTGCCACGCGGGTGGCCGCCGGGAACTGCAGCCGCTTCGCGTAGTCCTCCTTCGTCCGGTCCGCGAGGTCGGCGTCGCGCAACCAGCCTTCGATCGAGCGCGGCAGCGAGCGCAACTCCTCGGCACTCGGCAGGAGGTGCGTCTCACCGCGGTGGATCCGGTCGTACAACTCGAGCGGCGTCACGAGGTGCTGCTGTACGAGGCCGAGCAGGTCCCACCGGCGCTCGCGCGTGAGCCGGGTGAGCATCGCGTTGAGCGCGGCGAACTCCTCTCGGTCGGTCGTGCCGGACGCGCGTTTCAGCCGCCCGAGCTTGCCGATGCGGCGATCGAGGAGGAACGTGCCCTGCCCGCGGTCCTGGTGTGGCGTCATTCCGCTCGCTTCTCCAGTTCGTCCAGCACTTGGCTCATCAGGTAGCGCCACTTCCGTTTGCCGACGGCGATGGCCGGCAGGCCCAGGCGCCGGACCTGCTCGGGGCTGATCTGCAGCCACTCCGCGAGCTGCTCCGTCGTCAAGATAGCGTCCCGTGGCGGGACGGGCGGGCGCTCGACCACAGCCTGGCTCACGCGGGGCGCACCGCCGCCAGGGCCGCGTCGATGTCGGCGACCCACAACGTCGCAGCCTCCTTGCCAACGACGCTCAACTTCTCATTTCGTAGCATGCTCGCGAGGTCGTTGCGCACGCCGAACAGCAGCTCCACCCAGCCCGAGGCGCGCAACGCGGCGGCGCGACCCGGTTCCCCACGGGGCGCTCCCCCCAGGTCGCCCATCGGATACATCGCGCCGTCGGGCCTGACTTCCCACGAGGAAGGTTTAATCCCCGCGCGCTCTGCCGCTTGCACGAAGCAGACCGGACAGACGATGCCCTCCGTTACACCGGGCTGCCGCATCACGCGATTCCAGAGTTCGCTCTGCGCGAACCACACGATGTTTGGGCGCTTGCATCGCTGGCAGAACGCTTCAGGGTGGTCTGTCGGCGGGCGCCCCTCGGGACGGTCGGTCATCGGACCACGCCAATCGCCCGAAGATGCACAACCGCGGCGGCCACCCCGCCCAGCACGTAGGCTACGCCGCGCTGCTGGCATCGGCGCTGCCACTCGGTCTGCTCGAGCGTCTGCTCCCCGCCCGGTCGTTTCGTCTCGTGCCACCACGGGGCGAGATACAGCACCGGATGCCCCGCCTGTGCCGCGACCGCCTGGTCCCGCCGCAGCGGCGGGAACACGTAGAGGTCGGGGATCCCCTTCGTCTGGCGGGTCGTGCCGTGGCGGCGGCCTCCTGGGCGGTAGCCCTGCGAGAAGTTCGCCACGACGCAGCCGCACGCCTCGTAGGCCGCCTTCACGTCGCGCTGCACGTCGGCCTCGCGCGGGGCGGGCACGGTAGTCGTCATGCCGCCTCCCATCGGGCGAGCGAGCGCCGGGCCCGGTAATAGTGCTGGGCCGCCGAGAACCCCACCTCGAGCGCCAGCTGCGAGACCGGGCGGGTGGGGTGCGCGAGCTTCAGCGCCTCGACTCGCGCGACGCGCCAGCGCCGCACCTCGACACCGAGCCGCACGCCGGCGCGGTACGCGCGGCTGGTCACCGTACTCGCGGGCACCTCCTGGCGCTGGCAGTACGCCCTAATGGTGTCGCCCCGAAGCGCGATGTCGCGCGCCAACTGGATCGCCTCGTCGCGGCTCATCGGTCCGCCACCCGGCCGCGTAGGAGGGCCGCCCGCCGGCGCGCGTCGCGCGCGCCGAGGCTGAGCTGGACGAGCGTCGCCCGATCGGTCGTCATCCCCGTCGCGGCGGCGTAATCGTCGGCAATGCCGTCGAACCAGTCGGCTAAGCGGCGGAGCTCCGCGACCTGCGCATCGGTGTACCGGCTGCGCGGCCTGCGGCCCTGCGCGGACATAACGCTCATGGGGTGACGGGCTCCTCTCCCGGTTCCCGCTCGGCGTGCGCGACGGTCGTGCTGGTCGTCCCGCCACTAGGCACCATGTACGGGATGCCGCCAGGCGGATACCGGACGGGTCCGGTGCGCGGACCGACGTAGGACACACCTGCTGCGAAGTGGCGGTCGTGATCGTGCCGTACCTCCACCCGGCCATGCGTCCCGGGTTCGACGACGGCATGGCAAACCGGGCACGGGCTGAAGCCAGATCCGGCGACAGCGTCCGCGTAGCCGTGCTGCTCCCATGCCCAGTAGCGCGCCTCCAAAGTCTCGGTGTCCACCATCCCGCCGCCGCGTTGCTTTAACGCGAGGACCCGCAGCGTCCCGGGGCGCGGCATGAACTGGTGATCGTCGCGCAGGTAGGTCGTGACCGCCTGGGCGAGCTGCTCGCTCGACACGTCACCCAGGAGCTCGGCCCACAGGCGGGCGACTTCGTCGTCGCTCGGCGGCCAGTGCTTCGGACGCGAGTACACGTCGAGCAGCCGGCCGAGCTCGCGGAGGACGAGGACGGGGGCGATCGCGGTGCCTCTCACTTCGCCGCCTCCCGCTCAAGCTCGGCGGCGCGGGCCCGGGCGCGATCGCCAGGTGAGAGGGCGGGCATGCCGGTAGCCGCCGGACCGCTTGTCCAGGCTTCGTGCAGCGCCGCAGTGAAATAGCCGAGCGAATTGGGCTGTTTGGAGCGGCCGTTCGGGAACCGGCCCGCCAGCTCGGCGAGCGTGGCCTCCGCGAACTCGATCGGAATGCCGGCAGCTTGCCAGGCCGCAGCAGTCGGGCGCTCCACGTTCGGGTAGAGCCGGGCATAGCCGCCGGCGAGCTGGCGGTCGAGCACCCCATTGACGGCGGCGCAGCAGCGGAGGGCGTAGTCGAGGGATCGGGGGACAGCCTCCCCCCCCTGGACCCCCCTCTCTACACCTACTACAACTACCTCTGCAGCTGCAGCTGCAGGGGGAGGATAACCTTGCTGCTGACTCGAAGGTTGGGCGGAAGGTTCAACAGAGAGGTTAACCTCCTGCTTATCCTTCTTGCCAGCCTTCCCGCCGCTAAGTAGTTGGGGATTCCCGCCTTTCTTACCGCCCGCCGCCCTAGCGGAGCGCAACTTCTCGTCGCGCACCATGCGTCGTGAGATGATGACTGCGCCCGGTCCGCGATCGAACACGCCCGCCCGTTCGAGCTCCTTCAGCAACCTTCGGGTCTCCGCGAGGTTAACCCCCGCCATCCGTGCAAGGTTAACCTCGTCGATAACCTTCCCCTTAACCTTCAGGTGACCGTAGGGCTCGCCGTTGTGCATGAAGCAGAGCATGTCGGCCCAGAGGCCGCGGGCTGCGACGGAGCAACTGCGCACGGCGGTGTCCCGCAACCAGTCGCCGGGATAGAACTGGAACGACGGCCGGGTTGTGCTCACGCGGTTGCGCCGATGGCGAGGTTGTGCACGATGTCCCGGACCTCGTCTTGGACCGCCGGCCACTGATACGTGATCTCATTCGCGGTGTACCGGTAGGTCTCGATCCCACCGCCGGCGAGGTCGCGATCCCGCTTCCGGTCACGCGCGAACGCCGCCTGGTCTCCATGATAGGCGAGACCGTCGACTTCGAAGGCGACTAGTTTCCCGTGGCATGCCACGGCAAAGTCCAGTCGGTAGGCCATCCCGGGGACTTCATGCTCCCCGTAGACGGTGAGCGTGACGCCGTCCTCGAGAAACATCCCGACGTGCATCAGCGCAGCCGCGAGCAACCACTTGAAGCGACGCTCCAGCATGGAATCACTCGGTGGCTGATAGCGAATGACGGCCGTCCCGAGCTCGCTCAGCGTTGAGTGGCCGGTTACCCGCATGATTTCCATTAGGCGCCCCCCGGCCGTTTCCAGACTCGATGCAGGTTGCCGTGACTTGCATCCACGTCGCTGCGCCGGAACTCCTCGGTCGCCACCAGCTGCGCCTGCTTCATCACCGCGCCGAGGAAGCTCAACTCCCGCCCCTCGGCGCTCGCCGGCACGAGGCCGTAGCGCGCGGCTTCGCGGCGGACGTCGGCCACGGTGATGCCCTCGGGCCGCATGCGGGCGAGGCCCTGGGCGATCGGCACGAGCTGGGCGAGCAGCCGGGCGTGCGCCTCGCGCGCCTCCGCCTCCGCCAGGGCCTCGAAGCCGAGCTGCAGCGAATCCGTCACGGGATGATCCCGGTCACCATCCCGAGGGCCTGGAAGAGCGCCTCGGGCTGTGACAGTGCATTGCCTTGGTCGCGAACGACCATGCCGCGTTCGACGTAGTCGTACTGACTGGCCGGCGCGCTCTCGTCGCCCTCTGGCCAAACGAGGTAGAGACTCCATTCCTCGTCGAAATCGCGGGCGACCACGACGTACCACCAGTCGTCGGGTTCGGGGTCCACGCCTTCCAGGGCCGCCACGATCTCACGTCGCGGCCGCTCCCGTTTCTCGAGTACCGCGTGGACTGCGGCGATGGCATCAACGATCCGTGGGGCAGTCACGGCCGGGCCTCCAGGGCGTCGCGCCACAGGGCCTGCTCGGCGCTCGGCAGCAGCCGGAACGGCGTTGCCGGGGATGGCGTGGCCCGCGTGCAGCGCGGCGGCCGCACGATGCCCAGCCCTTCCGGACCGAGGTACTGGTTCTCGTCGCCGCCCGGCATGAGGCGGGTCTCCTCGATCGGCGCTGGTTTCCAATCCGGTTTCCAATCCCGCCCGGGCGGCGTGATCCCCCGCCGGCGCGCCGCGCGGACCCGGGCGAACAGCCGGTCGAGCAGCGCCGTCGCCAGGCGGTACCCGCCCCAGCAGATGGCCGCCCAGGTGAGCACCACGAGGAGCGCGAAGGCGAGGCGGTCGATCACCGGCCGGCCTCGTCCGGGTCGAAGAGCGGCTGCTCGTCGTCGTACCCGTCCTCGTTGTCGCCGTCCTCGTCCTCGGCGTAGTCGGCGTGCGTGTGCTTGGGACAGAACGCCGTGACGGCGCCGCTCTTCACGTCGTAGTGACACCCGCAGGGCATGGTCCGAATCCGTTCCTGTTCGAGCGCCATCAGTAGCTCCGGGTCAGCTTCTTGCCGCAGCCGCGGCAGGGGTCCCAGTCGGTCATCCGGCCGCAGTGGTTGCACCGGACCTGTCCGGCGAGCTGCTCGCCCTTCGGCGGCTTCTCGACCTTGGGCCGCTTCCAGCCGCCCGCCCTCGCGCGTCCCGCGATCGCCTCCCCGGTCACCTTCAACGGCTTCGCAATCGTGACGAGGGGGACGCCGGCTTCGAACTGCTGACGGGCGGCGGCGAGCTGCGCGTCGCTCAGCTTGCCCGGGCGCTTCCCGTTCGCCGCGGCCGCGGGGCGCTTCGTCTTGGTGGGCGCCCGGCCGGCCCGCGCCGGCGGCAGCATGAGGCCGGCCCGCCGGCGCACGGTCTCGATCACGGCGTCGATGTCCTGCCGCTCGTCATCGAGCGCCCGGCGCTGCTGCTCGAGCTGGGCGAGCATGGCCGGCCAGTCAAAGGCGCTCACCGGGGACACCCGGTCGGTCGGTCGGTCGGTCGGTCGGTCGGTCGGTCGGTCTTGACCCGACGACGAGCATAGACGCCGCGCGGCATCAGCGGCCCCCTTTCTTGGGTTGGTCGGGCGGCGCCAGCACGTCGATCAGGTCCTGCTCGACGCGCGCTGCTTGCTCGAGCTTGTTGCTGGATCGGCCGATGTGGGGGCGGAAGCCGTGGCGCTCGAGAGCTGCATCGAGCTTCTTGTCGGCGTCCGCCGCGGCCTTCGCGGTCGCCAGCCGCTGCTCGACAAGCTGGCGGAGCTCGGGCAATGCGGGATGGTCCGCGCGGAAGAACCACGCGCTGTCCATTGCCACGCGCTCCTTGCCGTCCTTCAGATTGAAACTGATCTCGCCGGTGTGCGCATTGATCCCGGCGAAGGTCCCGGTGCGCCAGGTGGCCTTCGACACGCTATCACGCCAACCCTCGTAGAACTCGAGCACGACGGCAGGGAGACTGATCGCCTGTGCGCGAGCGCTCGCACGGACGATGTTGTCGAGCTTCTTCTTCAGCCCGTCCAGTGTCTTGTCGGTGACGCGCTCATCCCGCCCCTTGGGCCAGGCGTAGAAGACGCCGTCCTGGAGGGAGAGGGAGATGTCCAGCTCCCCATGTTTGCCGACGACGGGATTGGTGGGGCCGGCGCCCATTAGCGACCCCCTTTCTTCTTGCCCTTCTTCTTCGCCGGCGGCTTGGCGGCCTGCTTCTTTTCCGACGTCGGTTTAGGCGCGACCTGGTCGACGATCTTCACGGCGTTGATGCCGAACCGCTTGCAGGTGGCCGTCACCTTCTCGATCGGCTGCCAGTCCTCGAACGCCTCCGCGAGGATCAGAAAGGCGCCGCAGCGAACCAGATCCTCGGCCGAGCGCCCCGGCTTCAGATACTTGAGTGCCGCCTTGTTCCGCCACGACTTGCAGCGTTCGAGTATCAGCCGGCCGAGCTCACTCGTCGCACCAGGCTGGCGCCAGTTCTTGACCTTGGCCGCGAGTAGCTGCAGGATCTTGGGCTCGGCCTTCTTCCAGCGGGCCTTCTCGACCTCCTGTTCCCGCCGTGCCTCCTCCTGGCGCTGGCGTTCGCGCTCGTAGTTGTCCGCGCTGCCGGGACCACCCTTGGCCGCGTCCGCGGCCGCCTGCTGCTCCTTCTTCCAGTGCACGGCGCAGGTCTTCTTGGCCGTGCAGACGAGGAACGCCTCGCCGCGCCCGGGACCAGCAACCACGATGCCCATGGCGCTATGCTGGCAGGTCTTCGATTTCTCCTTCCCGTCCGCGCGCTTCCACGAGTGCTCACCGTAGGTCCGCTGGTGCTCGTCGCGCGCCCCTCCCGGGACCTGATAGTCGTGCGTGATGTGCACGACCTTGAGCTTCTCCTGCTGCGCTTCGCGAAGTGCGTCGAACGTCTCGGGGAAGAGGACGGGATCGACCTTGTCCTCGGTGAGCCGGACGTTGTCGTTGACCCACTGCTGCAGCTCGCGCACGCTCCGCGGCTTCTGCGGCACGTCCATGTCGAAGGCGGGATCGTCGAGCTGCTCATCCTGGAAGAGACCGCCCCAGCCGGCTGAGAAGTCGGCGTCGCGATCGCCGATTGCGCGCTGTTGATCGGTCGGCGAGAGGCGCGCCAGGATGATGGCGTGCCCAGCGGTGATCGTCCCCTCCTCGAGCAGCTTCTTGCCTGCGGGGATCAGCTGCAGCAGCTTGAGCCGGTCGTAGACGTACTTCATCGAGAGGCCGATCCGCGCCGCGAGCTTGGCGACGTCGTAGCCGGCCTTCTCCATCAGCATCCGGAAGCCGGCGGCTTCGTCGAGCGGCGTGAGATCATCCCGCTGCAGATTGGAGATGTTGAGGATCTCGACGAGGGTGCGATCGTCGAGGTCCTGCACCTTCGCCTCGAGCTGCGTCAGCCCCGCCAGCTTGGCCGCCCGAAAGCGGCGATGCCCAGCGGCGATCTCATAACCCGAGCCGCCACGGCCGTTCGCCGGACGGACGAGGATCGCCTCGATCTGTCCGCTCTCCGCGAGCGACGCCGCCAGCTCTTTCAGTGCGTCCGCGTCATACCGCTTGCGGGGATTGAGCGGGGACTCGTGCAGCTGTTCAATGGGGATGGTCGTGAGCGTAGTCATGCCGCCTCGCTGATAGGGCCGGCGACGTGCTTCCACGTCTGGCCCGTGACGATCGCCGTGATGCCGCAATAGCCGATACCGAAGGCACGGCAGAGCGCGCCCTTGCGCTCGCCGGCGGCGAACCGCTGCCGGATCTCCAGGACCTGGGCGGCCGTGACGCGCGAGCGGTGGTTGCGCTCGCCGCGCGCCTTCCGTTCGGGGGGACAGACCGGCTGGGCGGCGGGATTCCGCTGCACATGCTGACGGCCCTTCGCCACCATATCACGGGCGTTGTCGCCGCGATCGCCGAGGAAGAGGTGATCGGGACGGACGCAGGGCCGGTTGTCGCAGTGATGCAGTACGCACAGTCCGGGTGGAATCGGGCCTACATGCATCAGCCACGACGCCCGATGCGCCGGCATGGCGCGGCGCGGCTGCACGACCGCTCGGCCGTACCCGCCGACGTCGCGGCTCGCCAGCCAGACCCAGCAGCCATCTCCCGGCGCCTTCTCGACGTGCGCGTGGAACTGCGCGACGTACCGGGGGCCGATGAGCAGGGGCTCTGCGGTCACTTGCCCCCCCGCTTGATGCGCTGGCGCTCGGCGTCCGCCTGGTCGTCCGGCGGATCCTCCTCCGCGAACTGCTCCATCGGCACGAAGATTTCGAGCTGCGCGCTCTCGATCGCCACGCCGAACCCGCGGAGCGGCGGATTCCAGAGCCCCCAGCGCGACACGACGCCGGAGAACTCCGCAACGTCGGGGAGCCGGACCCCGTAGGCACCCGTCTCGAGATCCCGCTCGCACGCCGACAGCGCATGATCGACGCAGGCGAGGCGCTGCTCGGGCGTGAGCCGCAGCCAGAGCTTGTGATTGAAGCACACGACGAAGTCGTAGGCCGTCAGGAAGGCGAGCGGCCCGCCGGCCTTGGCCGCGACGGTGAGCTTCGAGTCCCCGCGCGACAGGATGTCCGGCCGGAACAGGTAGGCGATCTTCGCGTTGAGGAGCCGCTCGTGCAGCTCGGTGCGGATGAGGATCTTGGCGATCTCCTCCGGCTGCTCGGCCTTCTGGAACTTCTCCTGCTCGGGCCAGATCTCGCGGAGCGGCGCGTTGAGCGCCTTCCCGAGCTTCAGGTCGAGATCGGCGAGGACCTGGGGCAACTTCAAGGCAGCGGATCGGGTGGCGGTCGTCATCCTTTTCTCCCTTGATCGTGTGGGCCTTGCAACGTGCCGAGCATCGTGAGCGGCCCCGTGCCGAGCGATTGCAACTGCTGGTCGAACTCCGCGGATTGCGCGTGCGCGGGGACGGCGATCGCGGACACATAGACGAGGCAGGGCACGCCCTCGGCGCTGACGCCCTTCCACACCCGGCACGGCGAGCCGCGCACGTTGGTGAACTCGGGCGTCGGCTCGATCATGATCTGGATGTCCATGCGCCTCCCTTCGGGTCGAGCGCCCTGGGCCTCGTCGGGAGCCCTCCTGCACCGGCGGGTCCTTCGCCGGCCGCCGACGTCCAAACAGCCCAGGGCGGTCAACTCGTTTGTCGTCGCCGATTCGCTTGCTGCTCGCTGCGCGTGGCCCATCGACAGTTGCTCGGCTCGTAGTTGCCGTCGTTGTCGATCCGATCAATGCTGTGCTGCGGCGAGGGCCTAGGGCCCATGTCAACCAGGAACGCCTCAAAGCTCTTCGCCCAACGCTCACAAACTTCGATTCCGCGACCGCCGTAATTGCGGTAGTTCTTTCGCCTTACATCGCGACAGCGACCCTTCATTGCCTTCCAGCATTCATAGAGCGGGTGGTCGCGCTTCCCGTGCTTCGTACTCACATCCCTGCTTAGGCACCCGCACGATTTCGTCTGGCCGCGGCGCAGATCGTCCAAGCGCACCGTCTTCGACTTCCCGCACACACAGCGACATAGCCAGAGAGAAGTCCTCGACGCATTGGTGCCAACGCGCTGCACCGCCGTCAGTCTGCCGAAGTTTTGCCCACGCACGTCGGCAATCATCGCGTACTCGCTCCGATGCTTTACGCCACCAACCAGGGCGCGGTCGGGGGTCGCCCCCCTGCATCAACCGGCCGACGTTGCGTTATGAGCGCCTGTCGCCGATCACCCACGCTGTTCGCTTCCCCGGCAGAGCACCGACCGTCGAGTTTCGCGCAAGACAGCCGGCTCACGCATACCAGGTCGGCTACGCTGCCGCTGCAGTCCTCCCACCCAACTCCACCAGCATCGCCGCTTCGCCGAGCCGCACCCGCTCGAGGATCTGCGGGTTCCGCTGCCGCGCTTCGAGCGCCGCCCGTTTGGCCTCCGCGGCGCAGCCCGCGCACTCGCCCAGCACCACCACGGGGATGTCCCCCCGCTGCCAGCCGCCCTCCGGTGCCCACCCCTCAGCCGGGGCCCGAGCGGTCAGCCGCGGCGTCTCTGCCCCGCAGGTCCCGCAGGTCACCTCTGGCGTCACCCAGGGCTCGGTCCAATGCGCGCCGCAGACGTTGCAATTCACATGGCGGTAGCCGCCCGGCGTGTTCGGCTCGCCCTGGCGGAAGTACAGCCGGGGCGTCGCCGTGTCGCCGCAGAGCGGGCAGGGGGCGACAGTCTCAGGCATCGACCTGCGGCTTCCGGTGGTAACCGCAGTCTTCCCGACGGTGCTCACCTTCGACGCCGCACACGGCGCTGGGCTGGTGGCGCTCGATCACGCCGACCTTCGGCGCCGCCGGTGGCTCCGTTGGCCCAGGGTCGGTCGCGTAGCCACCATCGGTCGCGACCGGCGTCCGCCCCAGCGCGGGCAGCGCCTCGACCGCCCGCTCGAGCTCGCGGCCCTGCACGAGGATTTCCTGCGCCGCCTGCAGCCGGGGGTGGTCGCGGAACCAGGCGGGTTCGGCCTTGATCGCCGCCCGCCGGTACGCCCGCGTCTCGGCCGTCTTGGTCGGATCCTGGTCGCCGACGGGGTCCTGCTTCTTCCCGTAGGAGCCCGCCCAGTTGACCCCGATGAACGGGCCGCGGTCGCCCGCGTAGAACAGCGTCACCACGGCGGCGCCCTTGACCTGCTCGGGCACCCCGAACTCGACCCGCCGCGCCTTCCGCGCTTGGCGTTCCTCGGGCGTGGCCCGGTCGTCGTCGTGGATGAACTCCGGCGGCGCCGCGCGCAGGAACTTCGGATTGGCCGCGACCAGCTCCATCCAGAACGCGGCGTTCAAGTAGACGGTGCCGCCCAGGATGTGCACGTGCCGCACGGGGTCGGCGCCGATCTCCATGCAGTAGCGCACGACCGCCTGGCGGGCGACGGGCGACACATCCTTGCCCCAGCCGGTCTCGGCCACCGCCATCGCCGCCCGCCGCAGCATCGTCTGCTGCCGCGCCGTGGTGGCGAGCTGGTAGGCCATCGCCCGCTCTTGGGGCGTCTTGGCATCGGCGAGGAGCTGCTGCTCGAGCGCGTCGGGCGTTTCGGCGATCTGCGGCGGCTCGGGCTGCGTCGCCACGGCCTTGGACTTCGAGGCTTCCGTCATGGGTTACCTCCGGTGAGGGTTGGGATCGGGGCTTCGACTTCGGCCGGGCCGCGCCGCAAGAGCACTTCGCGGCACTGCCGGCAGATGCTGCCGTTCAACCACTGCTGGGGCCGGGCGTCCATCGTCGTCGTGCGCTGCAGCGCGTCGGGGACCGGGCGCCCGCAGAGGGGCTTGCCGAAGGCGGCCACGTGAAAGCAGGTCCAGCGTCGGCCGAGTTTCCATGCGATGAGTTTCACGCGTCCCGCGTCCCGCTGCGGAGCTGCTCGCGGTGCCGCTCGTACTCGCGTTTCCATTGTGCGTAGGCGCCCGGGGCCCACTCGGCCACCGCCCCGCCGATCACTTCGCCGACGCAGACGGCGATCGTGCCGAGGATGATGACCGCGACGAGGGCGATCACGCGGGCCCCCTCAGCGTGTGGGTGAGCGCGATCGCGGCATCGTACAAGCGCAGCTTCGACTCGATCTCCCGCATCAAGAGGCGCGCATAGTCGCGCACCTCCGCGACCGTCGCCGTCCCCGCCTGGACGCGCGCGGCGATCGCCGTCAGCCGCCCGTCCTCAATCCCATCGAGGTGGGAGACCTCCTCCACCAGCTCGCCGTGCCAGCGGGCGACCGCCTCGCCGCGGAACGCCTCGGTGCACACGTGCAGGAACGCCTCGCCCTCGACGCGGTGAGGCCCCTCGCGGCAGAGCTGCAGGAAGGCGACGGCGTCAGTGAGGAGACGGCCCTTGCCACCGCTCAAGCGTTGGCCGGCCGAGCCCGGCGTGCGATCGGTGGCCTCGGCGAACCGGCGGGCTAGGCGCCCGACATGGGCGGAGTCGCGCCGGCGTGCGGGACGCTCTAACGTGGCCGTCATGCCGGCCCCTCCAGCTTCCGGTAGGCCCGCTCGAGCCGCCCGAGGATGGCCTCGCACTCCGCGCGGGACAGCACGACCTGGCCCTGGGCATCCACCGCGGCGAGCGTCAGGAGTGCCGCGGCATTTCTCAAGTCCTCTTGGGCGGTTTCGCTGTTCCGCGGGGGGCCGTAGACCACTTGCTCGCCCACCTCGCGCAACGCGGCGTCGAGTTCGTCGAGCCGGGCGTCAACGGCGATCTGGGCCGCGGTGGTCTTGAACTCACCGAACCGCCGCATGTTGGCGAGGTCGCCCCGGAGGCCCGACAGCAGCTCGACCCAGCCCGATGCCCGCAGCTGGGCGCGGGCCTGGTCGATAGAGACGGGAATCCCAGCAGTGAGAGGGGTCGGCATGGGCTACTCGGTGCCGGTCGGCTGGAGAGACAGCTGCTCGCGGCGCGCCTGCTCGGCGGCCTTCAGCTCGGCGAGGCGCTCGTGGACGCGCGGCATCGCGTACTCCCGAAGTAGTGTGGCCCCGCCGAGCTCCGGGTCCTTCCGCACGTCGCGCTCGAGCCGGGCGAGGTCCTGCAGGGCGGCGGTGTCTTCGCGACTCAACCCGACCTTGAACTCCTTGACCTTGCGGTGCCGTCCCACGTGACCTATGCTCCCGGGTTCGATGTGAGTCCGTGGCGGGTGAGGACTCCCGCACCGGCCACTACAATGCGTGCATCGGCGCGCTTTGTCAAGGGGGCATCCATCGGCGGCAGTAAGTCGCAGAGCAACAATGACTTGTTCGCGCAGCGGCTGAGGATCGCCCTGGCAACGAGAGGCTGGAAGGCTGCCCGGCTCGCAAAGGAGCTGGGTGTTTCGCGGTCATTGGCGGCGTCGTGGACACGGGGCCGGGCCAAACCGTCAGGGCCGGTTGCGGCAACGCTACCCGCGCTCCTCGGCGTGTCCGCAGACTGGTTGTTCCCTAAGGCCGCAGATGTGCCCAAAGGCGAGCCTGGGCTGCCCCAGGGCGCGAGATCGGCAGGGGGGGGGACTCCGGCTGGCAGCGCCTATCCGGGCGGTCGTGGCGGCCCCGCGACACTGGCGGAGCCGCACGTACCGCCGCCCACTACAGGGCCGGGCTCGGTGTGGGGGGCGCTGCTCGACGTACTTAAACGGTTGCCGAAGGACGTGCAGCGAGAGATCGCAGTCCGCGCCGTGCGCCAGGGGATTGAGGCGCAGGAACTCCAGGGTCCGAGCCTCCTGCGGGCCATGGTGTCGCTGTGCGGGGCGCTCGACGACCTGGGCTATCCGGCGATGGCGCGCGAGATCCGGTCGGAGATGCTAAAGGCGATGGCAGCGGATCTCGCGAAGGAGAAGCCCAGCGCCGAGCCCTGAGTGCAGCCGTCTGCAGACTCAGGGCCAGAGCCGGCACCCCCGCTACTTGACGACCGTGAGACCCAAGAGTAGGAGGACGACGGCGCCGAGCTCCTCCTTGGCGCGCCAGAGGTCGCGGAGGCCGAGGAAGCCCGACGAGGCTCGGCGCTCGGCGGCTTGCAGCTTGATCCCCGTCGTGTCGAGCACCGCCGCCAGGGAGTCCACGCGGCCCGCGGCATCCGCCCGGGCCGTCTCGGCGGTCGCCGCCCGCGCCTCGCAGTTCACCACCACGACGGAGCAGGCGGCCCGCTCGGCATCCGCCGCATTGGCCGCCGCTTCAACGACCCGCGCCCCCGCCGTATCGCCCGCCGCCAGCCGGCTGCGCGCCAGCTCGCGCACTGCGGCGAGCCCGGCATCGGCGGCCTCGCGAGCGAGTCCCCAGGCGGGGTACACGCGCGCCGAGTCCTCGCGCAGCCGCTGCGCCTCGGCGGCCGCGGCCGCCGCCCGGATCCGCCACGCCGCCGTTGACTCTGCCTCCACCGCGAGCTTCGCAGCCCATCGCTCCCGCTCGGCCCGGGCCTCCCCGCCGCCGCGACAGTCGCCGGCGAGGAAGGCCCCGGCGAGCGCCGCGACCACAATCGTCCCGAGTCCCACGCCGCGGCCGCTCATCGTGCCCTTTCTTTCTCGGGCGCCCAGGCCCGCGTGATCCGCACAGCCCCCAGCGAATCCCGGGGGTACACGTCGGCGCAGATCACCGCCAGCCGCACGGTGTCGCCCTTAGGGGGCAGGACGGCCCGACAGCAGACGCGCGGCGCCTGGTGCGGGATCGCCGCCGCCGTCGCCGCGCTCGCGAGCAGCGCCGCCGCGCAGCTGGTCCAGAACAGTGCCGATCTACTCATGCGCGATCGCCGTCCACCACGTCGCCCAGACGAGAAGCACCGCCTCCCACCACGTCATGGCGCCCATCCGATGAGACGCACCTGGTCGTGGAAGTCACACGCCGGCGAGAGATCCGGCGTCGAGCCATCGTAGGCGCACACGAGCGATGGCTCGACGGTGCCATCGGGCTTGATCGTGTGATCTGACAGCGACGCAGCGTGGCCACACTTCGGGCATGAGACGTTTGCCGAGCGCCCACCCGCTTCAGGCAGCGTCCCGCGCCACTGGCCCGGGTGCTTGAGCCACCTATCGTCAGGCGCGGCCTGGCCGAGCTCGGTCACAACCTGAGTACCGCTGCGAGCAACCCGCCCGCGCAGCCCGCGACGACGTCGCGCCAGCTCAGGAGGTCGCAGGCCCACGGCCGCGGCGCTGGCGCCGCCTTCGCCTGCCACGCGCGCCACCGCAGGAACTCGAACACCTCCCAGCCGAGCACCACGATCGCGAAGATGCCCGTTTGCCAACCCGCCCAGACGTAGTGGCGCACGAGGATCGCGAGCAGCATCCCCAGCAGGAGGTGGACCGCCTTGTCTTCCGATTGGAAGTTGTCGTCCGCCAGGTACTCGTTCATGGGGTCTCCCCGAAGAAGGGATCGACGCCCGCGGCCCACCCAGGGGCGAGCGGCCGCAGCTGCACGAAGGCGTTGTCACGGATGGCGTCGGCGAGCGTCTTGGTGTTCGGCCCGCCGCCCGACGCGCCGATCGTGACGACCGTGCCGTCGGTCAGGATCTCGAAGACCATCTCGACGTGGCGCACGGTACCGTCGGGGCGCTTCCAGAACACCAACACGCCAGGCCGCAGGAGCTGGGGCGCATCAGGCGTGAAGCGCCGCGCCGGCCAGCGATCGTAGAAGCCTTGTGCGGTCAGACGCACGCGGCGCGGGATCGTGCCGGGCGACTTGAGCACGTGGTTCTGCAGCCCGCTGCAATCGAAGCCACCAGGGTCGTCGCCCGACCAGGAGTAATAGGTGCCGAGTTGACGTTCGGCCTCCTCGAGCGCGAGCTGGCGCGGGCTACGGCGGTCCGGCACGCTGACCGCGAAAAGCGAGCACGACGTCCGCGATGACCGCCGGCACGAGCCGGAAGAAGGTGCCCACCAGGTCCTGGCTGACGATGAAGGCGCCGAAGCCGCCGACGATGTAGGCGACGGCCTGGGGGAAGCCCAACCACTTGGGAAGAAACCAGGCGCCCACGAACACCAGGGTGCCCACGATCGAGCGGAGCACCTTGGTGCGGCGCCGTGAGCCGGGAATGGCCTGGAGCGCCTGGAGCTGCCTGTGGCTGTGCGTGAGCCTCATGTCCCGCCTCCGATCAGCGACTGCACCGCCCCCACCAGGTCCCGGCCGACGAAGGGCTTGCGGAGATTGGCCTGGAGATCGCCCGAGACGGTGAGCGTCGGCACGCCCGGATGCGCCGCCTGCACGTCCCGCGGCTGGCCGTTCGGCAACCCGATGTCGAGCACCAGCGCCGCGAACGGGCCCGGCAGCAGCTGGGCCTCGCGGACCCGGCTCGCGCCGATCGCGTCATAGCCCGCCTCGGCGAGCCAGGTCAGCATCAGGCGGAGCACGCTGGGATCGTCGTCGACCACGAGGACCCTAGCCACGGCGGGCCTCCCGGATCGCGTTGCCGATGAGGAGCTCGAAGCGCGCGAGCAAGAGCGTGTTCGCGTCGGCGACGTCCTCCTTCAGCTGCTCGCGCAGCCACCGCAGCTGCGCGGCGATCGCCTTGCCGTTGCCGTTGCCCCCGCGGAGCGTCTGCCACAGCTTCGCCCCGCCGTAGACGAGCCAGACGGCCGCCGCCACGTTGGGCACGAGCCCCAGGCCTCCGATGATCTCCGTCGCTTGGATCAGCGCCGCACCCTAGGTCAGGGGAAACGCAAAAAGGGCCCCAGGGGATGACTCCCCTGAAGCCCTCGCCGGCCTGCTGCCGACCGTGGCCTGCTGGAGCTAAGATAGGCCCGGGCTCGGGGATTTCCAAGGCCGGAGTAGCGAAGCCTGGGCCCGCGAGGTACCGTAGGGCAGCACCAGGAGGTGCCCCATGCGGACTACGATCAGTGCCCTGACGCTATTCGCCCTCGCCGCCTGCGGCGACGCCGCGGCCCCAGTCAACTCCCAGCCGCCGGCCATCGTGCAGCTGCTCGTCGCGGATCCCGACACGGGATTCTGGCGCGGCAGCCCGCTCACGCTGTCGGGGCTGATCTCGGGCGCCGTCAATGCCGACGGGGACACCGTGGCCGCTCCAGCGGTCACCTGGACGGTGCCGGCTGGCTTCACGCGAGTCGGCGATCAGCTCGGCGCCGAGCGCGAGGCGCGCGGCACCCTGACCGCCACCGCCGGGACGCTCACCGCGAACATTGCCGCGACGGCCGTGTCCGATCTCTCGACCCGCACATGGCGACTCGATTACCGCTGTTACGAGAGCACCGTGCACATGCGCGGAATCGAGGACCCGCCCATCGGGCAGGATTCTATAATCCGCCAGTATTTTGACGGGTCGATGGCCTACAAAACGAGCGAGTGGGACGACCTGCGAGGCGAGATTGCTGTCTCACGGCGCTTTATCCGGTTCTGGAAGGATAAAGTGGTGGACACCACGACGGGTAATGTCGTCATCCAGATCATTCAGGACACCGCCACAGCGCAAGTCTACGTGCCGAGCGTCGAGAACCTCCGCATGGAGTCCGATACGCCCCGCGTCTACCGCGCCACCTGGAATCAAGGACATACGACCTGGTGCGCCGGGTACGCCACCGGCTCCGACTTTTTGCTCAGCGAACCTTGAGGGTTGGCTCCTCATCCCGCGTGAGCACCACCTCGCGCCGGATCGTGCCCCGGCAGCCGTCGCACAGGTAGAGCTGGTCCAGCGGGACGTCCGCCAGGTGGGGGAATCGCGCCAGTACCCTGGCGAGGCGGGTGGGATGCAGGTCGCCATAATGGACCAGCGCGTCGGCGGCCACGAGTCGCCGCGCGCAGCACCGCGGCGGCCCCTGACCAGCGTCGCGGTCCATGCTCAACCCCGGCGGGCGCACTCCCGCGCTGTCCGCCCACGTTTTCATACGACCTCCTGAGCCACCCAAATGACGTGATCCCCAGCGTCCGGGATTGCGCTGTCCGCGTCGTCGGTTGCCGTGGTGTACGTGACGCCAGCGAAGGCCCCAGGCGCGCCGCCTCCGCTGTCGCCTCCTTGCACCTTGAAGCTGCCGGTCGCATCGTGGACGAGGAACGACTTGGCCCGCAGGCGAATGTCTGTATCGAGAACGAGCCCCGACACCACGATCGGTTTCTGTTCGTGCGAGAACGTGGAGGTTCCCGCAGTCGAGCGACTGTAGACGAACGTCGCACGCTCCACCCATGCACTCCCGTCGTTCGTCTCGATCGCGACCGTCAGATCCACGTTCGGGTCGTCGCCGGGTGACGACAGCGTCACCTCGACGTAATAGTGCACAGTGTAGGTGTCGTCGTTCGCCCCGCCGGGGTCGAGGTTCACTTCGGCGGTCTCGCCGACGGCGTCGATGAGATTTGCAGCCGGGAAGTCATCGGTTTGCGCGGTCGTGACCCCCGTGTTCACGATCTGCGTCCGTGAGGTGAATCCATTCGCGTCCGCATCCAGGGCCTGCAGCCGCAGCTTCTGCATGACGTTCCCGAGCACGGACGAGTACGTCACGTACTGCCCACCCCGGACGAAGATCATCGGGGCACTCTGGTACGGCTGGGCAAAGGTCACCTCCACGTCGCCGTCCGCGTCCGCTCCCTGAACCGTGATCTCCTCCCGATGGCGGTAGAGCTTGTGGACCACCCCGCCCTCGAGGATGCCGTTCGCCGGATCGAGCTTCACGTCAGGCGCTGCTTGCAAGCCTGCGCCCGTAGTTGACCGGAGGGCGTACTCGCCGTCGGATAGCGGCTCGCCGCGCACGCCCGCGTAGAACGCGGCGGCGTCCCCCGCCTGCATCCCCAGCTTGGTCCCCCGTGGGAACAGCCCCGGCGTGGCGCTCACGTAAGGGCCGAACGTTCCCACCCCACCCGCGCGCACCGGCCGGTAGCGATACCACCACACGTCCGTCGTCCACGGCCGCGGGTCGATGTAGCGGCCGCCGGCAGGAGGGACGTGGTCGAGCACCGCGATGCTCACGGGCGTGCCGGGGGATCCACCCGAGTCGGGCGCGCGTTCAATCTCGATGCCGCCCGTCCACGGGATGTTGGTCGTCGCGTCGCGGGGCGGCACGAGGATGAGCCCCACCCCGATGGTGGACATCTCGACCGGCCGCTGCTGCTCGAACGTCAGGGCCACTAGATGATCTCCTTGCCGAAGAGCCGGGGCGGAATGATGATCGGCGGGAACGTCGGCTCAACAGCCGTCGTGGTCACGTCCACCGTCACCTCGGCCGACACCGCCTCAGGCCCCACCGAATGCCGGATGCCGACGCGGTACGTCGTCGAGGGCTGGATCAGGAGCCCCGTGTCGCCCGGGAAGTCGTACTGCGTGCTCCCCGCCGGCAGCCGGGTAACCACGACGCGGGGATCGGTCGTGGGGGTCGCGATCAGCAGCTCCGTCGGGAAGTCGGCGGAACCATTCGTCCACGTCACCCGGAACGACCGCGCGGTCTGCAGCGAGCCCGCGGGCGATGAGGGCGCCGCGATCGTCGCCAGATCAACCCGGCCTGTGCCACCGGCGGCAACCCACGCGCTCGGCAGCTCGTAGTTCACCCGCACGTCGGGGAACGTGCGGCCCCGCACCCAGATGCGCTTCCCCGGCGTGCCCGGCCGGAAGGTCAGCGTTCCCGTCGCGCGCACGAGGCCCGGGACCGGCGTCCACAGCGCGTCCCCCTCCACGGGGGCCGTGCCCACGCCCGTGTCCGTCACGGCGAAATGCACCTCGACCGGATCGCCCGCGGCGTTGAGCGTCACGAGCGTCGTGGCCCCGATGGTCGTGTTGCCGACTTCCTGCGCCGGCTGGCCCAGCGTGGGAACCCCTGCGACGGTGGGCAGGCCCAGGTCCATCACCGAGAGTTGTACGAACCCCTGGCGCTCGTGGCGCGACTCGACCCGGACGACGCGGGTGCCGCCGAGCTTGTTCGTCGCGGGGTCGGGCACGGAGCGGATACTGATTTTCCGTAGCTCCCCGAGCTGCGCATCCCCGGCGCTCCCCCGCTTGCAGGACAGGGGCATGGTGGGCGCGCCGACCCCGAAGGGTAGGGCCGTGTCATGCGCCAACTCGTCGAGGCGCGCGCGCAGGTAGTCCGTCCGCGGTTGCCCATTCAGCGACTCCCCCGGCATCGCGCGGAATCCCGCCACGTCGAGCGCGAACGGCTCGTCGCCCAGATCGCTCGAGCCCAAGTCGAGGATGGTGATGGGGTGGCGCACTTCCTGCAGCGCCCCGCCCTTGACTGTCGGGTAGAAGGCCGTGTCCGCATACACGTCGTCCACCTTCTGGATGTCGTCGGTGTAGTAGGCTGCGTCCACCCGCGTGATGGCCCGGCTGCGGTCGTACTCCCACTCCTTGGGCGCCCCGAGCTGGAGATCGTCATCCGTGATCGTCGGGATAGCGGACACGTCCGTGGGCCTGCGGAGGTCAATCGGGTTCAGCACCCCGTCGCCGTCGAAGTAGTAGGCGAGGTTCGCCGGCCGGAGGATGTGCTCCTGTATCCAGTTCCCGCGGGGCTCGCGCGCCGTCACGACAAACCGCACCAAGGGAAAGCGGTCGTCCGCCTCGAGCTCGTCGAACTTGGCGGCGTGGTAGGGGACGGCGAGGTGGGGGTCGCCGTAGCTCACGCCCGGCGGGAGCGGCTCGGGCGGCGTCCAGAGGTAGCCGAAGTGCCCGTCGAGGAGGGCCTTCCAGAGGGTGACGGGATGCACGTCTCCAACGAGGAGGGGCGTCGCGTCCGACGCCTCGTACTCCGGCTCAATCCAGGTCTCGACCGCCGTGTCGTTGGGCGGGAACGCCATGTACCCCACGTCAATCGTGTCGAGCTCCTGGATCTGGATGAATCTCGGGTGCAAGTGATGCGTGCCGAGCCCGTTCTGCTCCGAGGGGAGGTTGGGCGCGTAGTAGTGGAAAAAGCCCACCGCCTGGGTATCGAGCCGCTTCACGCGCACGCGGGCGGTCGTCCGTTGCTCCCGCAGGTTCTGCGAGATGATGTTGTCGGTGCGGTTGACGTGATTCACGTCCACCACGATGACCCGCACCGAAGCGTCAGGGGGGGATGTGAGCTCGCTGATCGTCCCCGTGAGCGGCCGGACGACCGGAAGCAGGCCGTAGGGCACGGTCGTCGCGGCGATCGGCAACAAGGTCGCGAATCCGACATACGCGATTGAACTGTGCGGCCGCCCGACCCACGCCAGGGCTTTGAGGTCGTCGCCCGACTCGCGGACCCCCAGCCGGTACTTGGCGGGCGAGTCCACCTGTTCGAGCGTGTACAGCCGCCCCGTCCAGAACGCCGTGAAGGTCGCCCCGTTGTCCAGACTCTCCCACGCGCGCGCGCGCAAGCCCCCCGCGCGGATCTGTCCGTCGAGCGTGCCGAGGAAGGCTTCGAGCCAGCGCGTGAGCGGGACACCTGGGACGAGGGCGGGGTTGACGACCTCGAAGTACATGACGCCGATGGCGGCGGCCTTGTTGCGGACATCCACGCGGCCCCGATGGCCCGCGGCGATGGGTTGGAGATAGGGCTGGTAGGAGCCGAGCGCGTCCGAGATGCTGCCCCGCGTGGCCACGAGGAACTTGTCCGAATGCTGCGCGCCAGCCACGGGCGTTAAGACTGTCTCCTCGTCAGGATCAATCGAGCGGGGAGCCATCACGCTCAACTTGTAAACCGCGTCGTATGTCGTCACGCGCTATACGCCTTGGCGATCGTGTCGCGGGTCACGCCCCCGTGGGTGAGGACTCCCACCTTAATGCGCGCGTGGGCATTGAATCCGCGCCCGATCGTGGCGTTACGGGAGTTGATGTAGAGTTCCGGCAACCCGTCAGCCGAGCCAGTTGCGTCGAACGTGGCGTCCCATGCCAGCGCGCCGCTCTGCGTTCCGGCGGTCTCAGCGCCACCGTTCACCACTTTCTTGATCTGCACCGATCCGTCAGGGTAGAAAACCCCGAGGAGCTGCACGCGGTCCCCGATGGCGTGACCGTGCGTCAGCTCGGCAAATACGTTCGCATTCGCGTCGTTGGTGTGCAGGACGCGATACGTAGTTCCGCCCGCCGGGGCGAGAATATGCAACCTGGACTTGTTGTCGTTCGCCGCGCTACCGATCTGCACCACGCGGGGCGACGCGCCGCCATCAACGACGTTGAAGAACGTCCCGCGCTCAATGAAGTCGGCCAAGATGAACATGGCCTGCGGGACGTGGCGGTGCGCCCATCGGAAGCTGTCGCCATTCCGCGCAGCGTTTGCATTGTACGATGACGGAAACACCGCGTTCTCTACCTGCACGCCGCCGAAGAGCGCCGCGCCAAGGTCCGCCGCCGCTCCACCTGACTCAGCAGTCGCGAACAGGCGCACCTTGTAGCTGTTGGCCTGCACGATGGCGAGCGCCTGAATCCAGAGCCGGAAGGTCTTCCCGTCTTCCAGCGGTTCCACGTCGAGCAGCGTGCAGTTGCCGCTCGTCGCGCCCTCGGCAGGCGCCGTGCTGCTCAGGGTCCCGTCGGCGTTGAAGACCAAGTCGACGCGCCCATGTCGGACCAGCGTCGTCTGGTCTATCAGCTCCACCTGCACGCGCACGCTGCTGTCGTACCGTACCACCACCTGCCAGGCGTTCGTGCCCCCGGTGATGAACTGAAAGGCGGCGGTGGAATCCACCCTCCCGAACCCGCCCGCCTGGTCATCGTTGACCTTGTCGAGGTTCAACGCCCCTACGGTGCGGAACGGGTGCGTGACCGTGCAGAAGATGCGCCCCCAATTCGCAGTGCTGAAGTCCTCCGGGTCCGGGGTATTGACCGGCGTCCGCGCCGCTTCGAGCAGCGTCGTGCGCTGACCACCGATGTAGTGTCGATCGCGCAGCACGTTGGCCAGTTCCGTCGCGTCCTTCTTATCGACGCCGGTGCGGTACGCCCCGCTCCCGCGCGCAAACGTCGCCGCCACGGGGTCCGTAAGGCTCGCCCCCGGCGCGTACTCGAACATGATCCCGCGGTAGGCTTGCTCGAAATCGACGGTGGGATTCCGAATCGCCAACGACGTCTGCCGCTTGTGGTCCTCGCCAATACTGAAGCGCGGGGGCGTGAGCGGCCGGATCAGCCGACAGTCGGGCACGAAGAAGTCGGGCACGTCCCGGTCCGGCACGAGCCGGAAGTCGCGCTTCTCCCCGGCCCAATCGAGGAACGCCTGCCAGCCCACCGGCCCGCCGACCTGCGAGATGTGGCGCACCTGGCCGCTCACGACGTAGTCGCGGCCCTCCAGCCAGGCGATCTCCTCCCCGTCACCCGCACGCTCCCATGCGCTGCCCGGACGGGGCTCCCGGTCGCCAATCCGGTCGAAGAAGGCGTACTGGAAGTCGAGAATGTTCTCGCCCGAGTCTCCCCACCATATCTGACTGATCGGTGCCACCTTAGCCTCCCACCGGAAGCACGTCTCGGCCCGTCAGGTCGCGAATGAACCGCCGGAACGCCTCCTGCTGGCGCACGTCGCTCGGGTCGAACAGGAACGGGCCGCGCGGGAACTGCACGCTCACCGGGCCGCCGCTCCCATTCCCCGACTCGACCGCCTCGTGGACCTGCCGCTCCGTGGCGACCTGGCCCGAGACGCCGGCGACGAATAGCTCCGGCCCTTGCTCGCCGACCACCACCATCTCGCCGCGGCGGACCCGGCCCCCATGCTGCCGGCCCTTCGGCGCGGCGATGCCGAGGAAGGTCCCGATCGCGCTGCCACCGAATAGGAACCCCAGGGCCTTGAGGACCAAGAGCTTCACGATGATGCGTTGGAGATCGGCCTCGACGCTCGCCGCGAAGGACTTGAGGGAGGCCCCGCTCGCGGTCAGCGCAGAGGTGATGCTGTCCTTGAGCGTCGTGCCGAACTGCGAGACGTTTTTGCCGGTGGCCTTGACGAGCCCCGACAGCTCCCGCATCCTCGCCGTCTCCTCGGCCAGGGCCAGGGCCGCGCGGATCGTCTCCTCAGTCGCGCCCATCTTTTCCAAGCGATAGCGGAGCTGGGCCTCGGCGCTGAGCCCAAAGGTCTCATTTTCCTCCCGTAGCTGCTCGACCACCGCGGCGATCGCCTCGCGCTGCCGTTCGGCGGCGTCTGCCACGGCCTGCATCTGGGCGGCCGTCTCGGGGTCCACGAACGACGTGTCGGGGGGGAGCAGCGGCGTCGCCGCGCCGCGGCGGATGCGCTCGAGGCGCTGCTGCACGAAGTCGAGCGCCAGCACCAGCCCGTCGAGCTCCTCCGTAGCCTCGCCGATCGCTATGGGGGCGAACAGGCCCTTGCTGCGTTCCAGCGTCTCCTGGAGGGACTTGATCTCCTGCTTGAGCCCCGCCTCACGGATCGCGAGGGCGTCCACGTCGTCGCCCAGGGCGCGGATCGCGCGCGATTCGGCCTTAAACGCCTGATTGGTGCCGGCCGCCATGTCGAGCAGGACCTCCGAAATCTCGACGAGCTTGGGCAGCAGGCCCTCGGACAGCCGGTTGACGAGACCGTCAACGACGCGCTTGAGGCGGGTCAGGTTGTCTTGGAACTCCTCGGCTGCGCGGGCCGTGTCGGTCGAGATCACGAGCCCCAACGCCTCGGCCTCGTCCGTCATGTTTTTGAGGCCGTCCCGGCCCTGGTTCAACATCGGGATCAGCCGCGTCCCGGCCCCGCCGAAGATCTCCTGCGCGAGCGCGGTCTTGCGCGCGCCGTCCTCCATGACGGAGAACTGCGCGGCCACGTCGCCGAGAATGTCCACCTGATTGCGGAGGGTGCCGTCAGCTTCGGTCACGCTGATGCGGAGCGCGTCGAAGGCGCGTTTCTGCGTCTGCAACCCGTGCGCGGCGTCCGAGCTCGAGCGGGCCAGCCGGGCGAGCGCCTTGTCGAACTCTTCGGACGCAACCCCGGAGATATCGGCCGCGTGCCGGAGCGCCGTCAGCTCCTCGACGGTTACCCCGATGCCTTGGGCGGCCTTGAGCGCGTTGTCGGCCGCAGCGATCGAGCGGACGATGAGGGCGCCGAGGGCCACACCAGCCGCGAGCCCGGCCGCCGCGACGGCCTTGCCCATCTGCGCAGCTTGCTTGCCCATCTTGCCCAGGCTGCCGCCCGCGCGCTTCATATCCGCCTCGAATTGCGCGGCGGACGCACTCAGGAGGACGCGTAGGGCACCTATAGGATCGGCGATGTTAGTCTCCCTTCCGTGCTTCGGTTGTTTCGCCGCCGCCGAACATCAGATGCCAGACGCGCAGCTTGGCGTAGAACTGCTCCGGCGTCAGCGGCGCCGTCGATTCCTCACGCTCCAGCCGCCGCAGGAACCGCTTCAGCGACGCCGGCTGGAGCCGCTTGGCGCGCTGCCACATCGCCCCGTGCCAGGCCGCCCACGCGGCCCGCTGCCACCGGCGGACCTCGCGCTGCCCCTGACCGTGCACGTACCGATCAAACTCCCGCGGCGTCATCGTCCAAAACACCGCCGGGTCCAGTCCCGCGTCCGCCGCGGCGGTCAGGAGCGCGTCCCAGCTCCAGCCGCCGCTCTGACGTTTCCCGAGGACGCCCGTTTCGAGAACGCGGCCGACACGGCGCCGATCACCAGCTCGGCCGTCTCCCCGAAGTCCAGCTCGTCGAGCAGCTCCCCGGCCTGCGGGAGCGTGACGTCGGCGTGCTGTTTCCGCAGGCCCGCCCAGAGGAACACCCGCAGCTCGTGCGCCCCGAACTTCCCGTCCGCGAGGCGCTGGAACAGCTCGTAGAACGGCTTGCCGAGCTGCTCTTCGGCATCCGCGATGGCGTTCCAGTCGAACCGCAGCGTGTAGCGTTGCGCCCCCACGACCAGGCTGACCTGGCCGCGTGGATTGTTGTCCCGTTCCATCGTCCCCCCCTTAGCTCAGGACGGGCTCCCCGCTCACCTTGAGCGTGAAGGACCCGGTCATCCGGTCTTCCTGCGGATAGGTCGGCTCGAGCGCCGACAGATGCCCGACCACGTCCCACGTCTTGGTGACGGGCGCGGGGATGACGATCCGGTAGTTACTGTTCGCGTCCAGATCGAAGTTCGCCTTGAGCGCGGTGAGGTTGGCGCTCACGAGATTGAACTCGAACGTGATCTCGCCCCCGTCCCGCAGGCCGGGGATGAACTCGCGCCACCGATCGGTGCTTTCCCCGCTCGTGATCTGGACCGAGTCCTTCGACATTCCCGGCCCGTCGCCATCGAGCAACTCCGCCACGTCCGCGAACACCTCCGGCGACGCTCCGTTGCCGATCGCGAAGGTGATGCCGTGGCCAATTCCCGCTGATGCTGGCATGATGCCCTCTCCTGTGTGTTAAACGGTTTCCTCAAAAAACACAAAAAAGTCTGCGGAGCGCCGATACAGCTTCGCCTCCGGCTCATACGGTCCATCGCGCTCGCTCTCGAAGAACACCCCCTGCACGGGCGTGCCCGGCGAGCCCCCCATGACGCCGACAAATCCATCGAGGCGGCGCCGCAGCGCCTCGAACACCGCCTCCGCCTGCAGGTACGTCTCCGCCCAGCAGTCCAACTGAATCCGTGGGCGGCTCAATCCCACCGGGCCATCCGAGGTCTGGTACCGCGTGCCCGAGGTCCACTGATAGGTGATCGCCGGAAACGGCCCGCTCTGCGGCAGGATGGCCGGGTGTACCCGCAGCCCGACGAGCCCCGTGAGCGTGGCGTCAGCCAAGAGAAACGATCGCAGGTCCGACGCGACGCTCACGCCCGTCCAGCCTTCGCAGCCTTGCGGGCGAGCCGCTTGGCCGCCTTCTGAATCGCTTCCCAGACGAACGTCTTGATGGACGCGAGCACCTGCATCTTCCCGGCATCCCAGGCGGGTCTCAAAAACGGCTGCGCGCCCATCTTCTCGGTCCCAAACTCCAGCAAATGGGCCTTGCGGTCCGTCGAGCCGATGAACATCTCGATGGCGTTCTTCTCGCGCCGACGCCGCTGGCGCTTCGTGAGCGTCGTCTTGACGACGATACTCTCCGCCAACCGGCCCTTATCCCGCGGCGCCCGCCCGCTCGCGTCATCTGCCACTGGTTGGCCCGCCCGCTTCAGCGCCCGCCGCACCGCACTCTTGGCCGTGGCCTTCGGCAATTCGCGGAGCGCCCGCTCGAGCTCCTTCAGCCCCTGGATCTGGAACTGTATGAGGCTTCGCGCCATCGCCATCAGGCTTCCGTCACGTCGATGTGGAGCATCGCCTGTCGGCCCACTTCCCGGACGTCGTCGATGTCATACGTCACGCCGTCGAACAGGATACGGTGCTTGTCTTCCGTCACCCCCGGCCGGTAGCGGATCTCGAACGTAATCACCTTCTTGCCGATCACTTGCTGCGCCGCGAACCGCTCGCCGCCCCGCGACGGGACGACCCGCGCGGACGGCGTCCACACGGTGACCCAGTTCTCGATCTCCTGGCCGGCGCCATCGAACGTCGTGCCCTGCTGCTCCTGGATCTCGATCGGGCGGTCCAACCCTCCCGCGGTGCTCATGCGAAGCTGTCCACGACGAACTTGTGCAGGAGCGCATCCCGCGCCCGCTCCAACGACTCCCGTGCGGCCGGGTTCGCATCGTACAGGATTTCCAGGTGGAGCAGGATGCCAGCCCGCAGGTCGAACGGCACGTCGCTGCCCCCGTCGCCATAGCCCGCCTTGAACTGAATCCTGACGGCGTTGATCGTGTCGAACGTTGCGGGCCACGACACCGTGGCCACCGGCACGATCCAGCCGAAGTAGGACGACGTATCCACGATGTAGTCCCCGGCCGGCACGGTCTGCTCTTGCCCGTTCAGGTCGTCGTACTTCACGCTCACCACGGATTGCAGCGGTGGGAACGGCAGCCGGATCTCGTTCTCGGGGAACTCGTCGAGGACGCGCTCCCAAGTCTGCGTGATGAGCGCGCGGTTCAACCAGCCATCGCGGCCGTCGAGGTCGGCCACCGCGGCGCTGAGGAGCAGCTTGATGCGGTCGCGTTCGCGCGCGAGCACGGGCACCGCCGGGCTCCCGCTCAGGTCGATCCGCAGGTGCTTCCACGCCTCCTGCTCCGTGATCGGCTCCACTGCCGGGGCCGTGATGAGCTTGAGGCCGCTCGGGATGTTACCGTGTTGGGACATGACCACCACCTTTCCGTGCCGGGGCTGGGCCGCTGGACGTGACAGTGCGCGATGCGGGCAACGCGCGACTGAATCCAAGCACGACCGACGTGCCAGCCGCATTCGCGTCCGCAGACTTGACGCTGTTCGCGTCCTGTCCCTGCCCGGAGACACTGGCGAGGCCGCTCGCCGCGCCCGTTGCGGCCGCGAAGGTCTCGGTCTCCGCCGTGGCGGCGCCAACACCTGCCGCATCACCAATACTCGGCAGGACCATGCCGCCCACACCAGCGAGCGACGCCACCCCCGACGCTGCACCGTCCGTTGGCACCAGGCCCGCGCCGGAAGCGAGAACCGTCGCTGCGCCCGCCGCACTGGCATCCGCTTCCGTGATCGCCGCACCAACACCGGAGACGGTCGCGGTGCCGTCCGCGAGCCCCTGGCCCCCAGACGCCGCGTCCGCACCGTCGGCCGACGCAACAGCAACGCCAGCAGCGACCCCGTCCGCCTCAGTGACCTCCGCAACGAGGACGCTCGCCAGCACGCTCGGCGCAGCGAGCGGATGGACGGGCGAGTGCGCCCGCACGGCACGGCGGACCTTGCTCGTCGTACCAGCCATGATGAGGTCGGGGAGCCGTGGCGTGGCGTCTGCGCCGTCGGCTGATGCAACGGCAACGCCGCTACCCGCGCCAACCGCCTCGAGGATACTGGCACCAGCCGCATCCGTCGTCGCCACACCGGGCGCGGTTGCGACGGTGAGCCAGAGGGCCGCGCCAACCACCGCATCGGCGGCCTGGCCAGCAGCAGAGGTTACGCCATTCCAGATCGCTGCGGCCACGCTGGCAACGGCCGCAGCCCCAGCCGCCGAGCCCTCAGCTTCGAGGATCGTCGGTCCAGCAGCAGCCGTCAGCTCGCCGGTGAGGGCCGAGACGCGCCGCCGTTCAGCGGGCGAGTGCGACGGGACCGGGTAGCGGATCTGGCTCATGCGGGCCTATAGGGCGCCATCACCAGCGACGGGATTTCAGCAGCCACGGCCGGCTCGTAGTCGATGACGACTTCCACCGCCGTGATGCGGCTCTGGTTCACCGAGTCGGCGGTTTGGCTGTTGGTATGGTCGAACACTAGCGCCAGCCGCGCGCCATCCCAGTCGGCAACGGTATGCGTGCCGGTGGGACTCGGCGTAAAGCTCGTCAACGCATAGCCCGCCTGAATCGGTGAGTCCACCGCCGTCGGCGTTGTGCTGATCGCCGTCAGCTCGTCCGCGCGGACCAGGAACGCGTTGACCGTCCCGAGATCGACCGCCATGTTCGGCGTGTTCAGCCGCCGATGCGCGAGCTTGATGGTGATGCTGTTGATGGCGTCCGGGTCGAAGTCCGCGGGCACGTCGTCCAACTCCACAAACATCGTGCCGTCGAGCACGTTCGGGCTCAGGACGTAAGACGTATCCCCGTCGTTGGCATCGGGATCGTCCACAATGGCGGAGGCGTGCGATCCCGTACCGCCGGTGACCGACCACCCGGTTGTCGTGCCATCAGACGAGGGGCGAAGGGTGATGACGGACATGGCTAGACGCCCCGCCGCGAGGGGGGAAGGACGTTGCGCTGTGCGCGCTCCATCGTCCGCGCAAACTCCTCGTCAGACACGATGACTCCCGCAACCCACGTCGACGGGTCGCCGTAGAGACTGTCCCCCCAGTGGATGCCCTTGCGCGGCCCGTCCCAGGTGCGCACCACAAGGATGCGCGGCGGGAGGTCCGTCCAGCGCGGACACTCCTGCGACGTGATGACGTCGCCACCCGACAGGTGGGCTTCCCACTCTACCATCGCAGGCTCGACTGCACGGTGCGGAGGGTGGGGCCGGGTTCGGGCTCACCGCCAGCGAACGTCAGGCTGTTGACCGCATTGCCCAGGATGTCGGAGGTCGAGGGCTGCGTGCGCCAGGTCACGTAGAAGCGCGGCCCCATGAGCGGCGCCCAGCACCGCGCGATGTCGTCTTCCACCCCCTCCATGTACGCCGTGTCGCCAGCGGACCACGTAGTCCCACCGTCGGTGGACTTCACGTAGAAAATCTGTGAGGTGGTGCCCAGCACCTGGGACCCGTCCCGCTTCCCGTTGTACGCGACGTAGATGTCGTCCGTGAGCTGGTCGATGAACGGGGCGGGGTAGTAGTGATCGTCGATGTTGGTCGTGATCGCCGTCAGCTCCACCACATCCCCGATCCCACCGACCCGGAAGCAGCGATGATCTGCCGTGGCCGTATCCCGCTCGGTCACCGCCGAGACGAACAGATCGCCGTCGCTGAACAGCGCCCCCGCGAACCCATATGGCCCCTGATAGATCGTCGCATCCTCCACCAGCGCCACGATGGCCGTTTCCGACGCGCTCCCGAGCGAGGCGTCCCACAGTTTGAGGCTCAGCTCGTCCGCGTCGGCATCGTGGTAGAGCGCCCAGCAGTCCCCGTCGTCCCCGGTGCCCGAAGCCGGGAAGAGGTGGCACATATCCCCCGCCGCTTCGACGAACCCCGTGTCGAGGCTGCTCCAGTTGGCGCCGCCGTCCTGCGAGCGGTAGAACCCTTTTTCGACCGTCGTCCCGTTGATACAGAACGCACAGAAGAGATCTCCGTTGCGCGCCATCGTGCCGCTCACAAAGATGGTCGCATCGTCCAGCGTCGTCGTCCCGAGGTAGACGGCGTTGCCGGGGTTGCCAGTCAACGTGTCGTCCAACGTGTCGAGCGTCTTGTGGAGCACGTCATCGGTCCCGGTGCTCGAATACCAGATGTGAATGATGGTGCTGGTCTCGTGGCCCGGCGTCCACCACTCGGGCCAGATATCGAAGATCAGGTCGGTGAAACCGCCGGTGACCGCCACGGGCGTGCCCCACGTTGCCCCACCGTCCGTCGTCTTGACGTAGAAGATGTCCCACGCCGAGTTGTAAAACTTGTAGCCCACCTGGTCATCGTCAGGTAGGAACGCGATCGCCCGCGGCCCTCGGGAGGTGTCGGCGCGTGCGCCGGTCGCGATGCTTACATCAGCCATGATGGGCTCATCGCTTGACGACCAAGAAGGCGTTGAACAACGTGTCGTTGTCTGGCGCGAGACGGGGCGTCGTGCCGACCGGCGCCGGCGGCGTGTGCGCGGCGGTCGGGAAGTTCACCGTGCCGCCAGCGTATGTGCCCGAAAGCAGCGGCGTCCCGAAGCCGGAGCCAGGAACGTAGTCGTAAAAGTGGTGGACCTCGTACTCGTCTCCGTTGCCCAAGAAGGACGAGAGGTCCACCGCGACGTTGGCGCCACCCTCCCAATTGAAGATCGCCACGTGCGCGTAGGGGTTGTACTTCGTCAGCACGTGGACGATCGCCTTGTTCACGGTCGGCAGGGCCGCCACCGCCGTGTTGCCGGCCGCATCCCAGCCGATGTCGGTCATGCAGGTCGCGAACGTCTTGTTCGTGCCGCCGTGATCCCACGCGGTCGCGGTAGGCGTCCGACCCTTCCACGCATTGTTCGCCACGGACGAGAAGTTGACGAGGCTGCCGGACTGGTCGAACCGCGTCACTTCCCCGGCATCCGTGTGGACGATGATCTCGTTGTCGTCAAAGGTGAGGCTCGGATTGCCGTCGACTAGGTGGTCCTGAATCTCGATCAACGGGGTCGCCCCGCCACCGACCACGTAGTTGCGCTCGAAGAAGTCATCCTCACTGACGACTCCACCAGCGGTCGATCCGATGAGGCACTGCTTCTCGTTGGAGCCGCTGCCCACGTGGTAAAACACGCTGTCGCGGCACCACGAACGCCGGACCGGCGAGGAAGCACCGCCACCGGAGATGATGTAGTTAGTCCAGCCACCTGTCGCCGTCCCCAGCGCGCCCGCACCCCAGCCGATCATCTTATCGACCTGGATGTCGTCAACGGATTCCGTCAACGATCCGGGGTAGATTTGGATGCCGTGCCCCACCGAATTGCACAGCACGCACCCCGTCAGGCGCATCGTCTTTGTGCCGCCCTCCGAGTTGTGTCGAACGTACATGTTGTGCGTGCGTGGGCTCGTATCCTCGCCGTTGTTCATGCTGATGAAACCGTACAGCTCGATGTGGTGCCGGTGGTCGCTGCCCGCACCGTTGCCCGTGAAGATCCCGTTCGCCCCGTCCCGGGCGACGACGTGGATCATCTTGTTGCCGTTCTGGGGCGGGTTGTTGCGGTACCACACACAGGAAGCGCGATTGCCGAATCCCGAGCGGTCCTCGTCCTCGTTGGTCCAGACCTCGATGCCGCCGCCGTCCTCGAACGTGCTCCAGAACCAGACGTAGGAGCAGTCGAGCGTCAGTACCGCGTTCGGAAGTGCGTCGGTCGCCGTGATGGAGACGAACTCACCGGGGAAGTTGCGAAACTTGACCTTTGTGTCGGGGTCGTCGTCATCGACGCCAGCCGTGCCGTTGACCGTAACGGACCACGCAGCTGTCTGCGTGTACGTGCCGCCGTGGATGCCGATGGTGTCACCCGGCTGGATGGCCCCGCCCGCGCCGCTGAGAGCGTGCGCCAGCGACCACGGGTCGGCCTCGGTCCCGGCACCGGTGCCGCCACCGACAGCGACAACCCAATCGGGAGCAAACGGCGGCGGTCCAGTAGACCTCCGCCAGAACGTCGGCCCGACGCTGTGCGACCGGTGGGCGCGGTCGGCCACGACTTACTCGTCCCAGATGATGTAGCAGCGGAGAATCTGGCCCGTGCCTTCGGGCAGGATGCCGATCCCGTTAGCCGTCCCGACGGGAATGCGGAGCCCCGATTCCCCAAAGGTCCAGATCACCCCCGCCCCGATGGCCGCCCCGAGCGATGCCCGATAGCCCAGATCGTCGCCCACCGTCGCGTCGGCCGTGTGCGTATCGAACGCCGTGCTCGCCGCCGCCGCCGAGTCCGGATCATGCTTCGCCTCGACGAGTCCCGCTCCCGGCGTGCCCTGCGCGGTCAACCGCGCGAGCCGTACCGCCACCGCCGTCGTGGTCGTGTTGAAGATGCCGATCTCGCGGATTTTCCCGCCGACCGCCGCCGCCGAGAAGAGACTGGCGACCGGACGCGCCGCCGTACCAGCGCCCGCCGTCACAACTCCTGTTGAATACCTGGACATGTTAGTCCTCCGTGATTGTGCTGGTGGTCTTGAGCCTTGGGATCACTCCGACGGCCATCGTGATGTTCGGCGTCACGGTGCCGCTGTAGAGCAGCTTGCTCGCCACGCCCGTGCCGACGCTGAAGTGCGTGATGGCCGCACCAGGCAACGCCGTGCACTCGCCGAAGTCGATGTTCGCCACCGGGGATACCGAGCCCCCCGAGACGGTCCAGCCGCCCGTCGTGCGCGCCACCGTCACGCGCGCGTAGCCCGTGTAGGCCGTCTCGTTGGTCGCCTGCGTCCCAGCCTCACCGGGATCGGCGGTGTGGAGCGCCACGGTCAGCGTGGTGGCGGGCGACGTGGCGTCGTTCTCGGCCAGGTCCGCGATCGCGGTGGCGTTGAAGATCAGCTTGAGGAGGTCGTCCTCGAACGTGTTGCCCTTGCTCATCTCACATCACTCCTTTCAGGTGTGCCCACACTTCGCCCGAGGAGATTTCCTCCGGTGTCCAGCTCGTGTACGCCAAGTCATGCGCCCATGCCTCACGCTCGGGGCGCACAATCTCGTCCAGCGCATGCCCGCTCACATCCCACGCCATGGCGCCTTCGTCCATCGCGATCGTCGGGACGCCGGCCAGCACCGCCTCCACGCCCGTCGTCGAGTTGTACGTCACGCAGATCACCGCTTCCGCGAGATCCTCCTCCAGCGAGCGTTCCGGGCGCGCAACCAGCGGATGGGGACGGAACCGCACCGTCCACCCCAGCGCCCGCAACGCCGCCGTCTGCTCGGCGATCCACCGATCGACGTCGAGCCCGTGCAGGGCGGCATCCCCATGAGCCTGCCCGATCAGGAGCGCATACCCGCCACCGTCGCGCCACGGCTGCAGGAGGCCGCCCCAGTGTGCCCGCCATCGAGCGCCCCCATCATCGGCCTTCGGATACCGACCACGACGCGCGAGCCCGTCCCATCCGCACGATGTGTACACCATGCGGTCGGGGAGATGGCTGCGCTCCATGATGAGCAGGGGACGCGTGGTCTGGGCGACCCGGGGCTGCTTGGCGGGCGCGCCCCACACGACGAGGAAATCGTGTTGCCGCACGGTCGGGGTGTCGTAACCGCCAAACGCCACATTGACCCCGTGCCGCTCCAGCCCCGCACGCATGGCGGTGGCATAGGCGCGCTGATGATTCAGGTGCGGGTGAAAGTGAATCACCGCCCTCATAGGTCCACGCGCCACGCTTCGCTGACATGCTGCCGCGGCCCCCGAATCCACGTCACGGTCCCCGGGAACCACGCCCGGAACAGCGTATCCCATTCCTGATAGGGGCGCCGGTTGACGTGCA